AGTAGAAGTAGATGGTATTAACAAAGACAGATTTAATACTTTTTTCCGTTATAAAAGAACGGGCATTGCAAGAATTATTTCTACAGATGTTGAAGCAGGATTTTAATTTTAAAACTAAAAAGATATGTCATATATAAGTGGAGATTTAACCGAAGTATTCGTTTCTCATCCAGAATTTGGAGAACATCGTTTCGCTCCTAAAGCAAATGAAAGTTGGACCATTATTGGGGGCGGAGTTGTCTCGAATGATGATGAAAACGGAATTACGGGCAATGGTCAGATGATTGACCAAATGAACATGACAAGATGGAGCGCTGAGGGTTCTGTTTCTGTGAATTTAGTTACTGACAAGGATTCTGAAATGATTAGAAATTTATCGTCTAGTCCTATTTTAGCCACTTGGACCTTAACTCATATTTCAGGGGCTGTTTATCAGGGAATCGGTAAGCCAGTTGGAGCGCATGAGATAGATACAAACACAGCTTTATGTACTTTAAAAATAAGTGGAGGCGGAAAGTTAAGTAAAATAGGATAATTTAAAAAATTATTTTATATTTGAATAGCAAATCTATTTTTTTTCATATTTCAATAAATTACTTGTTTTTTTAAGGCGTTGCGAAAGTAACGTCTTTTTTTATTATATTTGTTATTGTAAAATTATTTATATATGGAAAAAGTAACAAGAGAACAAGCAATTAGCGAGATTCAACATTTAATTTATGATCAGAATCTTGAAAAAGTTGATGTAGCAACAGTTGAAAAGGACTATCCTCAATTAATTAGAGCTATTGTTGATGGTAAAATGGTTTTAGGCGATAAGCCTTCGTTTGAACTATATAAGCCTATTTTGGATGATGAAGGAAGTGTAGTAAAGTCAACTGTTGAATTTAAGACACGTATAAAGGCTTTGGACATGGCTAATATCACTAAAGGTATTGATATGTCTAAAGAGACTTATTTAGCTGTTGTTCTTATGAATTGTCATTTAACTGGCATGGCAAAAGGAATTTACAATAACCTTTCAAAAATTGACGAAAAGGTTATTCAACAACTTTGCGGTATTTTTTTGTAATATCTGACTATAAGTCAATACAAAATGCAATAGTAAGCGTTAGTAGGTCTTACGGATGGGCTAACCCTAGTTATTTACAAGAATTATATTGTGATAGAAAAGATTACTTAGGGCTATTTTTTTGGAGTGATGACGTAGTTAAACAAAATGAAGAAATAAAGAAACAAACAAAAGGGAAGAAGTAGTATTATTTTTTCCCTTTTTTGATAAATATTAAGTTATGATAGGAAGTTTTAAAGTGCCTACTATCTTTAGTGCTGTTGATAAGATTAGCCCTACTTTAGACAAGGTTAATTCTAAGGTTGCAAAGGTTCATAAAACCATGAATACAATGGCTAATTATGCTGTTGTTGGAGGTTTTGCCATTGCTGCTGGATTAGGTGTGGCTTTGAATACAGCTATAGATTTTGAGGATAAAATAGCTGATGTAGCTAAAACAACTGGAATACAAGGCGAAGCTCTTGAAAAATTAGGGAAGGACATTTTGAGTTATTCTGGTAACACTAGAAGTTCTGTTGAGGAATTACTGGACATTGGTAGAATAGGAGGGCAGTTGGCTGTTGCAGAAAAAGACATGCTTTCTTTTATAAAATCAGGAGATAAGTTTGCGGTAGCGCTAGGAAGCGATTATGCTGGAGGTGTAGAAGAGGCGGTGTTATCTGTAGCTAAGTTGCAGCAAGTTTATAAGGAAACAAGAGGCTTAGATATTGACGATGTTATAACTAGAGCAGGATCTACAATTAATCAGTTAGTAAATACAACTAAAGGGACTGCTGAAAATATTAATGACTTTTTATCTAGAATAGGTCAATTGCCAGATGTTTTTAAACCTTCAATTCAATCTACTGCAGCATTAGCAGCTACATTAGAGGAGATGGGGCTTAATTCAGAAAGAGGTTCTTCTGGTGTTAAAAACTTATTAATAGCTACAGCTAGAGAAATGCCTACATTTGCTAGAATGATGAAAATATCAACTAAGGCGGCTCAAGAATTATATAGGCAAGATCCTGCAGAATTTTTAGCTAAATTTTCTCAATCATTTAAAGGGCTCAATGAAAGTCAAGTTGCTAATAAACTTAAGGAATTAAAGATTAATTCAAATGAAGCTGTAGGGGTTGTTGGTCAGTTGTCTTCTGGATATGAAGCGTTTTTGAAAAATTTAAAAGAGACTAATTCAGCGTTTGAGCAAGCTACGTCTATATCTGATGAGTACAATGTTAAAAACAATACGGCGGCAGCGGAAATTCGTAAAATGAAAAATAGAATATATGAGCTTAATGTAGAGATAGGAGAAAAATTAGTTCCTATCCTTAAAGATGTTTTAAGTTATATGTCTCCGCTTATATCTGATTTCTCATCTTTTGTTTCTGAAAATGAAAAATTAATACCTATGATTCTAGGTGTTGCAGGTGCGTTAATTGCGTTTAAAGGTGTTATGATCGTAATTAATGCATTGATGGTTATAGGTCAAGGAGTAATGGCGGCTTATACAGCTATTATGGGAGCTTATAATGGCATGGCTTTGGTTGCTGCTGTTGGGGGTTATACTTTTGCTGGCGCTGTATGGGCATCTGTATGGCCTATATTGTTAGTGATAGCGGGGATAGCGGCTATTATTGCTATATTCTACTATTGGGATGAAATATGCGAGTGGTTTGGTAAAGTATGGAGTAAATTTACTAATTGGATTGGCGAGTTATGGGATAAGCTCGTTAAATGGTTTGAAGAATTTTCTTTTGTTAATTTCTTCAAACAAATTGGAAATGCAATTATAGATTTTATGTTGTTTCCAATTAAACAGGTTTTAGAATTAGTTTCGAAAATACCTGGCAAAATAGGTAATATGGCAAAGCAGGCATTAGATTTTACTAACACTTTAAAATTTGAAGTAGATTCAGAACCTCAATTATCGCCTAATGCTACTGCTCAAGTTGCTACAAGCGAGAGCATAACTACAAACAATAGTAATATCCAATTAGATATAAACGACAAAAATAATAATTTAGGAGGCATTCAGCAATTTGGGTTTCCGATTCCTATTAATATTAACGGTACAAAATTTGGACAATAATGAAAGATATAACTATTTACGACAACGGGCAAGGTGGAGATTTTACAATAGAAGATAAAGATTTAGGAATTACTAATAACCTACATAATCAGGTGTATTTAGCCCTCTTTGGGGGCAATACGCCTTATTGGGGTAATAATTTACTTGGAACTAAATTTTATAGCTTAACTGAAAAGTATTTAAGCAATATGCCCCTCACCTCTGCTGCTAGAATCGAACTCATAAGTATTATAAAAAAAGACCTTGAGTACCTTGAAATTAATGACGTGGATGTTTCTTTTGGGACAAATAAAGTTACTATATTTGTGAATGGTATTGCATCAATTGCAATAGAGAATAAAAAAGTTATTATACTATGAAGCAAACCCCTACAATAGAGGAAATTTATGAAAGATTTTCTAGTGCTTTAAAAGCAAAATTAAATATTCCTGCAAATGAAGATTTGAAAGAACATTTATCGGCGGTTGGATCAGTTATTAGTGCTGAATTAAAACTAATGTACTTATATGCTGAAGATATTCAAAGAAATTTATATCCTGATACTGCGGACCCATCAAGTGAGGGCGGAGAACTTGAAAGACTTGGAATGCTTTATTTAAGAAGACTTCCTAAACCTGCAACAGCTACTATTTTAAAATTAAAGGTTAACGGAACTCAAGGAAGTACGTTAAGAGCTAATTTAACCTTTAAGAGTAATAAAAATAATGTTGTTTATATATTAGACTCAGAATATATTTTAAACGGTCTTATTGATATTATTTCGGTTCGTTCAATTGAAGTAGGTAAGCATACTATTTTAAGCATTGGCGACACTCTTAATATTACTGAGCCAATAATTGGGGTTGATTCTGAGGTTAGCGTGTTTGAAGTCGTTAGAGAAGCTGTTTCAGAGGAAACAATTGAGGATTACAGGAGAGCTATTATTGATGCGATACAGCTAGAGCCAACAGGGGGTTCTAAAACTAATTATCGATTATGGGCTAGAGATGCTGAAGGGGTTAGAAATGTTTACCCTTACTTAAAACAAAATGATGCTGGAACAATTGAGATTTATGTTGAATCTGATAGCGGCGTTGTGAGTCCTCAAATGATAGCTGATGTTGAAAGAGTATTGGAGTTTGATCCTGATGTATCAAAGCCTGTGTATGAGCGCGGACGTAAGCCCATGCAGGCTAAACTTGACATAAAACCTGTTGTTGATCTAAGTGTTGATGTGATAATTAAAGGGCTTAGTACTAGAAGTAATGCAATTGATAACAGTATAAGAAGCAGTATTGATGCGTATTTGTATAATATTCGTCCGTTTATTGCTGGTGGCGAATTATTAAGAGATAAAAACGACATTCTGAATATTGCTAGGCTTTCAACCGTAATAAGTGATTCTATTGGATCTGACAATTATTTTTTAGACTTAAAAATGAATATCGATGGAGCACCTTATAATATTTACACATTTTCATTGGGTAGGATTCCTAAATTAAATACTGTAGTCTATGAATAGTGTTTGGAAGCAATTATACCCCGATGGGCATGCTTTTAATGTATCTGACAATACTAATAGATTTTCGATACATGAAAGCATTGACGAGGCTTTAAATAGCTTTATATCTCAATTGGCTAGTTTGGTTAATGGAGCTATTCCTGATTCATTGAATTTAGATGAAAAAGAGGTTGATCTGTTGGAATACAAGTATGGTGTTTATTTTACTGAAGGTCTGACATTAGCGCAAAGGATTGAAAGAATAAGGCTTAAGATGACTTATCCAAACAACGTAGTTAACCGCTCCTCTGCTGCTTGGATAGAGCATGTTTTGCGTTCATTTGGATTTGATGTTAGGGTGTATGAAAACGAGGGAATAAACCCTATTATATTCTTTCATGCCAAAAATCAATACGGTAACTCTTTATACAATGGAAGTTCCTACGGAGGTTATAAATATAACGTAATTGCCAATAGTATGTTTGATGGCGAAAATTATAATTTTGGTGTTAATCTATGGGCAACTTTTTTCATAAGAATAAACACCCCAATAGATAGCGGCAGGGGGGGAGAGTTTAGAGAATTAGTTCTAAAATTAAAGCCTGCTCATTTATGCGCCATATTATTAAGTGCTGATGATAGCATTGGGGATTTTAATAAAGATTTTAATAACGATTTTTTAATTGAATAAATATGAGTAAACAAAACTTAAAGGCTGAAATAGACCAAAATATTAATGCTAACGGTATTCAGCAAATTACTGGTTCTAAGTTGAACAGAGTGTTAAATGATATTGTTGATGAAGTAGCTTTAGAAGGGGATGTTATTTTAAAAACAGAAAAAGGCGCGCCATTAGGTGTGGCTACATTAGATGATAACGGGAATGTGGTCCAAGTTGGCGACATGAGTGACTACCTTAAAAAAACAGAAGCTAATGATTTATATCTAGGTAAAACAGCCACAGCGGAAAGCGCGAAAGGTAGTGGTAAAGTTGAACAAGGAAATGAATTAGCTGTTAGTGGCAATGAAGTATATAACTATTTAAACTTATCTTCATCTAATATATCAATTAACGGAGATTTTTCAAGCGGTTTAAATTCTTGGACTTTCGGAGCGAGTATAACTACTAAATCAGTAGATGCTGGTGTATTAAAATTTAAAGGTGCAGGGGGTGTTAGTAGTGCTTCTACACGTATATCACAAACTTCACTACCTACTACGGATGATGTAGTATTTATTAGAGCTGTCGCTAGAGTAACAAGTGCTATTAATGCATCAGCATATATTCAATTAGGAAGAGGAGGAGCTACAATCGGTACACAATTTATGCTTACTAGTGAATTTAAGCCTTATTATACGACTTCAAATACAGCATCAAATATTCTTAAATTCTCAGGTGGAATTAACTCCGATATAGAGGTTAAAAATATAGTCGCTTATAATTTAACCGCAATATTTGGAGCGGGCAAAGAGCCGAGCGGAGAAGTTTTTGAAGGATTATTAAACTCAGGTTTAGAATATGTGCCTAATAAAACGATAGATATAAGAAAGTTAGCTATTGAATCAACTGATAAAGCTGATTTAGGTTATTTAGCAGGGGAAACTCCGAGAACATTAAGAGATGTAGAGTATCTAACTAATTTAACCTTAACTAATGTTAATACTAACGGTGATTTTATTAATGCTACGTCAGGATGGACTGTAGGTGCGAATATTAGAAATTACTCTTATTCTACGGGAAGAATGAGTTATGAGGGTGCAGGTTATCCAATTGATAGTGCTACGTCTGTATATAAGGTAATAGGAACTATTCCAAACGAACATAAAATACTTATTAGTATAACAGCTAAATCAACTAACAATGCTACTTTGTTATTTGGTAGAGGTGTAAATGAACCTATTCAATCAGAGAAATTAACCACAGAATATAAACGTTTCTCTGGTGTATTTGATACTGCATCAACTAGAATTAAAGTAGGTGCTAATATTGGCGGTAAAGTTGATATAAGTAGTATTACAGTTATGGATTTAACAGCAATATTTGGAGCAGGTAAAGAGCCTAGTGCTGAGTATTTAACTCAAATTCTAAACATAACAGGTTATATAGCCGTATCAAGAGTAATAAATAATTTTGATTTAAGAGCATCTACTCAGTTAGAAATATCTAACTTACAAAGTAGCGTAAAGCCTAAATTAAAAGTTCTATTAATTGGTAGTTCTCATGGAATGGATACTATTATGTCGTTTCCTGCATTAGCATATTATGGGGGTGTAGATATTGTGTGCGGTAACTTGTATTCAGGGGGTAATGATATTATTGATGTAGCAAATAAAATCAGGACTAATACAGATTTCGCACAATTATCATTGCATTTCGGGAACACGTCATGGATTAAACAAAATGAAGGAGTAACAGGAGGTAGAACAGTAGAAGTAGCTATTACAATGTATGACTGGGATATTATAATCTTACAAAGAGGTGCGTTTCAGTCAAACACATGGACAACAGAGCAAAAAGAAGCTATGTTTTATGTTATAGACTATATTAACTCAAAAACATTGAATAATCCTGAGATTATGTTTAATTCGGGATTTTCTTTACCAATTAACACAAGTACTAATTACACAAGACAAGATCAGATAGACAGAAGTATATTAATAAATGCTACAGCAAAACTAGCTGAAAAAGATTTGTTTTTTGAAGTAATTCCAACAAACACAGCTGTTCAAAACGCTAGAAATACTATCTTAAAGAATTACGGAACGAGGGTAGATAAAGATATTGCTAGAGACGAAACGCATTTGGATGCTGGTATCGGAACTTATGTCACAGGGTGTGTAATGTTTGAGAAGATAATTAAACCTAGATTTAATATTTCTATTAGGAATATGAATTTAATACCTTCAAGAGCGCGTGTTAATGGGTTGATCAATACTGTTCCAGCTTTTACAGTTGTAACAGAAGATATGGCAAGAGTTGCAAAATTATGCGCTATATCGGCTGTAAAAACTCCTTATGAATTTTCAGAAACTTTACCGATTAATTTTCCATAATTAATAAAAGGGGCTTAATGCCCCTTTTTAAATAACGTTTTCAATGACTACAAGAAAAATAAAAACAATGTATAGATTAGCTATAATATTTTTAATTATTACTGTTTTGTCAGCAATTATAGAATTTGTTTATCTATGCTTTTTATCATTTATTTTATTTACAATAACTGAAATTATTTTTATTATAACCTATATATGGTGTTTAATAAAAA